CCGCGGCGCTCACAGCGCCGGAACAATCCACACCAGCCAGGGAAAACCCGCCCAGAATGTAGGGGGTGCCATCCAGCGGGGCCAAATCAGTCTTAACCTTCTGCACCCGCCCACCCGTAGCGTGGCGGGGCAACTCGTTATAGAGGGCAGCCAGGGCGCCTGGCCCATCACCCTGGTTCAGGTGGCGCAGAGTGTGGTTGTATTGGTCAGCCGAGCGCCGGTTAATGACCCACTCGCCGGCATCCACCCACGCCACCGGAGCACCTTGGGCGTTGACCGCCAGGATGCCATCGGTGGTGTCGGTGCCGGGGCCGGTTGTTGGTAGGCGGCCACCAGCTGCTTTTCCTGAAAGCCCGGTGGCTTTCGCCGCTATGCCCATAACGCTGACTGGCCCCATGGCTGTCAGCGAAACTAGCGCGTTCCAGAGATCACGAATCTTGTTGTGCGCGGGCGCGGTGTTCGCATCGACGGTTGGCATCGCTGTGGTGCGGGTGAGCGAATCCAGCTGCTCCTTGGTAGTGTTGAATCCGGCATCGAACAAATCTTTGTTCAGTTCAGCCTGGGGGCGGGCCGATAGGCCGGTCAGGTAGTACAGGTCGCCCTTGGCGATCTCCCCGGTCTTGAGGAAATCATCAATGATGAGCTGCGCTTGGGGGGAAGGCTTCTGGATCGCCAGATCATCAACCAGGTTCTTAGCGGCTGCCACGTTGGTCGTGAACTTCGTGTCGTCCAGCAGCAGTTTCACGTCGACTGGCTTATCGCCGATAGCGTCGGCTTTCGCTGCCACTTCCCCGAGCTTGGCCACAGCGTCAGCGTCGGTGGCGGTCAGCTTCATGTTGATGCCATCAGGCAGCTTTTCCGCCTTGACACCCAAGTCTTTGAGTACACCCATGGCCTGGTCACCCACAGCCTTGACCTCAATACTAGTGCCGGCCTTCAACGGGTAGAGCTGGGACCACACCGTGGCCAACTCCTTCTTAGCGCCTTCGCTATTGACACCAACCAGGGTGGTAATCTCTTTGGGCAGCACGCCATATGCGTCGGCTAGGTGCTGGACCTGCTCCGCGGTCAGGCCGAACTCCTGGCCGATAGTGGCAAAGGAACCCTGCATCTGCTTGTACGCATCATTAGTGTTACCGCCCGCGGTGGCGACCTTTTCCAGCTCCTGCCGCATCGTCGAGAGCTTCTTACTCAGCTCCCTAGCGGAAGCATTCGTCATATCTAGCTTGCCGGTTGCCAAGTCACCCAGGTTTGCGCCCAGTTCCTCTACCGGGTGGTTCGCAGTCTCGGCGGATTTCACCATGTCATCCACAGCCTGAGCTGCGGAAGCCATGGCTTCT